GGATTAATCATGGCAAATATCATTGGTTACGATGAGTCTGGTAGACCGATTTATGGTGCAGAATATGATGAATCGGGCAGTCCCATTGCTCCTAACATCAGGCCAAAAGATACCGGCAAACCCTTTGACGATACGATTAAGGATCTATTCTGGGATGTGTTGGGCAGAGAACCCACAAATCGTGAATTAAAAATTTACAGAAGAGATTTTGGTACAAAAATTGATCCAGATGAAGAGCAAATCTTTTTTGATCGGTCTCAGCAAGAAATACAGGGAAGAAACGATCCCATCTTAAATCTTTACCAAGAGATTGGTGTTCGGTCTCCATCGCTTGATGAATATCGAACCACAAGAAAACAATTGGGTGGCGATGTTTCGGAAGAGGAAAAATCATCCTTTTTAGAAAGCTATGTAGACCCAGCCATCCGAGAAACCTACGAAACCATTACCGCCTCTGATCCGGTATACAGGTTGTTTTCTCAAGAACTTGGTCGCAAGCCAACATTGCAAGAATACAAGCAATTTCAAGGAACGATAGGCGCATCACCAACAGATGAGCAAAGAATGGCGGTCAGGTCATCCGATCCTGAGACCTATAAAACAAGAGTGCTTGATCAATACAGATACATGACCGAAGGTTACGGGCCACCCCCAGACCAAATGAGCAGACTTGAAGCGTCGCCTGAACGCTATAACATTGATGAAATTGGCGCTGATCTTGCAAAGTTTAATTTGTACAATCGCCAGCGTTACGGAGCGTCACCAACCGCCGGGTACATTGCACAGAACCTTCCGTCCAACCTAACCCCGTTTACACGCACACAGGGCTATGTGCCATTGACCAGGCCCAATGTGTCAGCGTCGATGAACCTGGCTGGGCAACAGTACTACCAGACACCGACCTCGTCAGGCGTTAATTACATGGGAGCGCCCACTAACATTGCGCCGATTACCCAAGGGTTTCAGCCGGTAGGAATGCCTTCAAGTTTTGGTGGTTATGGACCATTCCAACCAATGGGTGGCAAAGGCGGCTTTCAGTTTCAACCGCAAGCAAGAAGCCAACAGATGCCCACACAACAATTTCAACCAATGGGCGGCAAAGGATCATCACCAAGGCCGATTACAGGAAAAGGTTAATGAAAGCGCCCCAGAAGAGCCTCAAGGACTGGACGAAACAAAAATGGAGGACTAAGAGTGGAAAACCATCTACCCAAGGTCCGAGAGCTACTGGTGAGCGTTATCTACCAGAGTCAGCCATTAAGTCCCTTTCTTCATCCGAATATGCGGCTACTTCAAGGGCAAAACGGGCTGGTAAAGCTAAGGGTAAGCAGTTCGTTGCCCAGCCTAAGAGAATTGCAAAGAAAACAGCGAGATTTCGATAAATGACTACCACCGCAACCGCTACATTTACCCCGGATCTCAACGAGATCATTGAAGAGGCTTTTGAGCGTTGTGGCTCCGAGGCCAGGACCGGCTATCACTTCCGAACTGCTCGGCGGTCTCTGAACCTGTTAACCATTGAATGGGCAAACCGTGGCGTAAACCTCTGGACGATTGAAGAGGGAACGATCCCGATGGTAACCGGACAGGCTACCTACGACCTTCCGGTGGATACCATTGACCTGCTGGAGCATGTCATCCGCACAGGCACAGGCCAGAATCAACAGGATGTCAGCATCACCCGTACTAGTGTTTCTACCTATGCGACCATCCCCGACAAGAATGCCACGGGCCAACCGATTCAGGTTTGGATTGACCGACAGTCAGGGGCGACCACACCGACAGGGGTGAATGCACCGCAAATCAATGTCTGGCCCACACCGAATGCGCCTGGGAGCCAATACACCTTTGTGTACTGGCGCTTGAAGCGGATTGATGATGCGGGTAATGGTATTAACACGCAGGCCATTCCCTTCCGGTTTTACAACTGTCTGGTTGCTGGGCTGGCCTATTATTTATCTGCCAAGATCCCTGGGGCTGAGGCTCGGGTTGCGGCATTGAAACAGGATTATGAAGAGCAATGGAAGTTTGCGACTGAAGAGGACCGAGAAAAGGCGGCGATTAGGATCGTTCCCCAACAACAGTTTATTGGGTAGCCATGAGTAATCGATTTTCATCAGGCAAACACTCGATTGCCATCTGTGACAGATGTGGCTTTCAGTACAAGCTAAAGGAGCTGAAAAAGCTTGTAATTAAAACCAAGCAAGTTAACATTCTTGTATGCCCAGAATGCTGGGAACCGGATCAACCGCAATTGCAGTTAGGAATGTACCCCATCGATGATCCGCAGGCCGTGAGAAACCCAAGAACCGATACCTCCTATGTGGTGTCTGGCAACAACCAATTAGGCAGTCGAGACATTCAATGGGGTTGGAACCCTGTCGGGATGGGGTATGACGATGGGTTAACGCCCAACAATCTCAAAGCGACAGGTAGTATAGGAACGGTAGAAATATTAATAAGTTAGGAAAGTTATGGACACGGATAAATTTAATTTCATGCCAGCAACCGATTCAAAGCCGATTGGCAAGTACAGCCAACCCAAGGTTTACCCGGTCACGCCTTCTGCTGGTTATCCCAACGAGGTTCCCAAGACCCAGACCATGAAAACCCGTGGAACTGGTGCGGCAACCAAAGGCCTGAACCACAGCGCAAAGATGGGCTAAATGAACTACGCAACGCTTTTCGAGACGATCAAGGGTTACGTCGAGAACGACTTCCCGGCAACGTCTTTCACGGATAGTGCTGGAAGCGGTACGGCAACTCTGACGAGTACGGAGCAGATCAACACGTTCATCGAAGAGGCCGAGAAAAGGATTTACAACTCGGTCCAGATCCTTGCGCTACGCAAGAACGTCACCGGTAACGTCACGACAGATAACCCATACTTAACGGTTCCGTCCGATTGGCTGGCTAATTTCTCCCTGGCGGTCATTGATCCAACAAGTGGTGAGTACACCTATTTGTTGAACAAGGATGTCAACTACATCCGTCAGGCGTTTCCCAGCCCAACCGCTACCGGAAAGCCCAGTCACTACGCTATGTTTGACGATGATTCTTACATTCTGGGGCCAACCCCGGACCAGGATTATGACGTTGAACTGCACTATTTTTATTACCCGCCTTCGATTGTGACCGCCGGTTCATCGTGGCTTGGAGATAACTTTGACCCGCCCCTGTTGTATGGCGCTTTATTAGAGGCCTATACCTTTATGAAGGGCGAGCCAGATGTTATTTCTGGCTACGAGAAACGCTACAATGAAGCTATGGCAATGCTTAAGACCCTGAGCGAAGGTAAAAATCGCCAGGACATGTATCGAACTGAACAGGCGAGGTATCGAGTCGGATGATAGGAAACGAGGTTTCGGTTTTATTGGGCGGTGGCGTAACCGTTATGACAACTTCCGGGCGAGGCTTTACTCCCGAAGAAATTGCAGAACGAGCGTTGGACAAAATCATTTACGTTGGCAGTCAAACCCACCCGGTCATCCGGGATCAAGCCGAAGCCTTTCGGGAAAGCATCAGGAAGGTTCTGGTCCAGTACATGCACGAAGCGGTTCGCTCCAACCATGTGACTTTGGCAAACAAGTTCAAAAAAGCCGGACATCCTGAGTTTATAAAACTTTTGGACGAATAGGAGTTAAAAATGGCAATTACACAAGCAATGTGTACCTCTTTCAAAGCCGAGCTTTTGCTTGGTGTGCATGATTTCCGCCCAACCGGCGATACTGGCGCAGACACGTTTAAACTCGCTTTGTATCTCGATTCGGCGACTATCGATGCAAATACAACCGCTTACACCGCATCGGATGAGTCTTCAGGCACGAACTACTCTGCTGGCGGCTCCGGTTTAAACAACCTGGGTGTGGTGGCCTCTAATAACGATGCTACCACTGGCACAGGCTTTGTGGACTTCTCAGATCTGACCTTCTCAAATGTGACGGTCAACGCCGCTGGCGCTCTGATTTATAATTCCACACCCTCTGCCAACAGCAATGCTAACACGGCGCTGACCAATGCGGCGGTCTGTGTGCTTAGTTTTGGAAGTACCAAGAC